TATAATTCTATAATTCTAAATCTATAACGAATATGGCAACTATCAAGCAAATCACCAAACAGATTGAAACGGCAACCAAGCGCATTGCCGATTTCGACCGCAAGATTGCAATGTACACCGAACGCCGGGACAAGGCAATCGCCGCCGCGAACAAGAAGTCCGGCTTGAACATCTGTGTTGATGACATCATCGTCAAGGAAAACACAAATGGCCGCTACACTTGGAAAGAATATTCATTGCCCGCATCCATCCGGGATGCCATCGGCTTTGAAGCATCATTCAAAATCACCAACGCTTGCGACTACATCAACGACAACACCAAGAACAAGGGAATTGAGGAACGCAACCTTGCCCGTCTGCAATCAGAACTTGCAGAACTTGAAGCAAAGGCCAAGGCGGATGCCGACAATTACGACAACGCCCTTGAAACAGCCTTGCGGGGTGCAATGGCCGATTTCCGGGATGTATGGTTCGACCGCATGTTGAAATGGTTCGGCAAGCATTACGACATCATCAAGGAAAGAACACCAATGATGACCGAACGCCGCCGCCGTGCGATTTCTGCCTTGCAATGGTTCGACCGTTACGGGACATCATCAAAGCATCGCCGGACAATCAAGGTTCTTGAAGCCATCAAAGGCCGTTGCAATGAAATCATTTATGATGAAGCGAACAATTATGCCAACCGGGACTTCTACCTTGCAGACATGAAAGAAGAACTTGAAAAGTCATGGGAACAAGGAATCGTCAAGTTGACCAAGAAATGCCAAGGGTTCGGCATCGACCAAGCAAAGGTTCGTTGCACCCATTGCGACATGACCGCCAAGGGCTTTGAAACCTACATCGAAGATGGTCAACCCCGGTTCATCCATGCAAGGGTGATTTGGGCGGCGGAATACTCCGACTTTGTTCAACCCCACATCCGTTATTTAGTGACCGAAAGAACGGTCAAAATCGGCTAAATCAATGGCAAAATGCCCCGGAAATGTTAAAAATCACCTTTCAAGTGAAAATTTCCGGGCTTTTTGCTTGTTCTATTAAATATAATATGTACCTTTGTAGCACTATAATACATCTAACATTCTAAATTTACAAGATTATGACTACAAAAGAACTCAAAAACGCAATCAAGAACTTGGTCGAAACCAAGTACATGAACAAGACCGTCAAGTTTGATGACGATTGGAAGTTCCGCGTCAAGGGTTTCAAAATCCGCGAACGCAAGAATGCCATCCCACGTTATGAATTTGAAGATTACGGGGTTGATGAAGATACAACGACTTTCATCATCTGTGAGTTTTGGGACAACAAAGAAGAAATGGACGCAACGGATGCCGCTTGTGTGTTCTTCACCCTCAACAACAAAGGCTTGATGGGAACGGCGGATGTTCCTTTCGATTGGGACGTTCAAGGCGCAAACCTCGACCTTGCCCTTGCAATGGAAGATGAAATCATCAAGGCCATTAAGTAATATACCAAAATCGTGACAACAACAAACTATCATTGAATATGAACAAGCAACAAAAGAAAACCGCAATCGTTGACAATCTGTTGAACATTGCGAATCATAGCGAAAAGGGCTACAAGCACAACTTCCATGACGTGACTTTCTATTGCCCCGGCATTAGTGAATACGTTGACGGCGCAAATGGCGTGTTGGTCAAGAAACTTTGGTCATACAACCACATTCAAGATTCATCCCGTTACACCTACAAATTGCACTTCGTTCGCATCGAAGAAAGATTCAACCGGGAAACAACCGTTGTGACATGGGACAAGATGGATGAAATCACCCGGAATCAAGTTGCAAGTTATCTTCGCACGGTTCACGACAACGGGACGGCAAAGGTTGGTTCGATGTTTTACTTTTCACTCAAATAATAACCGGGCGGGGATGCAACACCCGCCCACAAATTCGCAACATTATGACAAAAGAACAAAAAACCGCGTTCATTGCAGAACTTGACGCGATGACGCAAAAACAAAGACATGCGTTTCTTGACAATCTGATTCGCACGGAACAGAACAAGCGTGACTTGCGCTTGAAGTTGTTGGCCATCCTTGACAACTTCCAATTCTCCTTTTCACGCGAATTGTTCATTGACACCAACGGCAACCATGAAAGGGTTGTTGATTTGATTCTGAAAGGCAAGGTCGAACCGCAACAAAGCCTTGAACCGGGACAACCGGGCGTTGTGTTCCGATATGCCTTTGAAAACCCAATGAAAGAACATTATTACGAATCGGATTCCGTTCTTCTTGACCGGGCGATTGAATGGTTCGGTGGTGTTATAGAGAAAAGCGAACGTCTTACATCCGGGAATGTCAGCCACCAAGGGGCGACAATTAGGGCTTTCGCCAAGAACTGCGTTGAATTTATAAACTTACACCGAATGAAGAAATGAACATCTTGATTGACAACTGCATCGACCTTGCCGAACATATTGAAGAATACAAGCGTTTGTTCCCGGATTCATACACAGACATGAAGATAATCGAAAAACGTCTTAAAGAACGGGAAAACGAACCTTGCGGATATGTGTTCGGCATCGAAGTTTCGACCGAATGGCAAGACAAGTGTTTCGGTTTTGAAATCGACAAGGTAACACCAACAACCGTTTATTTCAGATACATGGGTGTTTGGAAAACGTAAACCCAAGTGGTTTTCAATAAAACCCACAAAACCCAAATGGTAATTCACAATCAAAAACAGATAAACAAATGAATGAACAAGAATTGAAATCACTTGCGGCCAAATACAATCTTGATGCCGCATTCGTTGGCCAACTTTACGACAAATTGACCGACAAGACAACCATCGAAAAGGCGTTGCGCATGTTTGTTGCCGGAACGCTGAAATTTGACGTTGCAACCGGGAACGACCCGATTGACATTGCGGCCATCCGCAAGGACTTGGCCGGGAACTTCCAAGAAGTGAGGAAACGCACGGCGGAATTTATGGAAAAGCAAAAGGCCATCCATGAATATTATGCCGGATGTGAAGCGTTGTCCCGCAAGGTCAATGGCGCAATCACCGACACCGTGTTCATCAACGATGGAAAGATTGTTGCCTTTGCCCATTACGAACCCAAACAAGGCGGAATCTATATGGCGGACAATGAAGTCATGCCCGCGTTCAATTGGCAACCCCGTGAAGCCTTGAAACGCTTGCGCAACCTTGACCGCCAATTGTTCAAGATGGTCAAGAAACATGCAACCAAAGAACCGTTGTCATTGTTCATCTTTGACGAACGGACAATCAGAAAGGACAAGTGACATGGAAAAGAAGTATATCATATCAGACACCATGCAATCGTTGATTGATTGGGAACATATCATGCCGATGGATAGATACGCGGGCGGACATGATGACCAAATGAAAGGGTTGTACAAAGGAGCAAAGGTAATCGGACACTATAACGAAAACGATTATCAAGGAATGGTCGCAACTTGCGTGAAGTTGCCGGATGGTCGCTTCGTGATATATAACGACTATTACGGTTCATGTTCCGGGTGTGATTCATGGGAAAGCGCAACAGACGATGAAGTCCGAAAGTTGTGCATTGACCTTGCAAATGGTTCTTTCATCTTCCAAAACTTGAAAGATGTTGTCGAATATCTGAAAGCCGCAAGGGATGAAACGAAAGACATATCCGGGGAATATGTGGCAAGTTATGAATGGCAACGATGCGGAAAGGGTCTTTTGGATGAAATAGGCCAATATCTGTTTGGTTGCGCACTTTCCCGCATGGGTTTTGTCTTTGTGGAATCAAGCCCATACCCAAGGAAAACGATTTTCAAGCATGAAGAATGGCATCTTTCCATTGAAATTCAAACATGCGGCGTGTTTGTCGTGTCTGTAATGGGTGAAAACCGCGAATGCTTTGACTTTGATATGTCATCATTCCCGGATGATTTCTATCTTGTGGATAAACTTTCGATGATATTTGCAAGGAAAATCGGTGAATCCATCAAAGAAAAGATGACGAACAATTGCCGCGATGCGTTTTACAATTCAAAAATCAAACATTGATATGAGCAACGGACAAACAATCTATCATGTACAATTCAAGGAATCCGGCGAAAACCATTATTTCGGGTCAATAACCGCGATTTATGACATTTTCACCGTTGAACAAGTCGGCGTTGCCAAAACAACCCTTTGGGGATATGGTTTGACACACGTTCACCCATACGAAAACCGAAAGTGCATCATCCGAAAGGGCGTGTTGCACCGAAAGAAAGGAAACCGGGCAAAGTAAACAGATATGGCAAAGTACAAATTCATCAAGAACAAAGATTCCGATGTGATTTGGTGGGTCGATGACCCGGAAACACGCGGTGAATGGCTGTTCACGTTCGACAAGGTGAATATCTTCAACATGTTTGCAGACTATCCACACAAGTTGACGAAACGGCAAAAGGAAATCTTCGACAAGGAAAACCCGTATTGGGCGGATTTCTTTTCGGATAGGAAATGAAGAAAGTGGGGAACGTCATTTGATTGTTCCCCATTTTCCTTTTTTCTGCTTGTCCGCCGCCGTGTTGATATATCCAACGACCTTTCGGAATGATGGTTCATTGTACAACTTTGAAACCTCGACCATTTCCGCCGACCAACAACGACCCCTTGCAGAAAAGCGACTTCCAAAGACCGAACCGTTAAGCGGTTTCCATCCGTTGCCGTTTTCACGCCCGGACTGCAATTCAAGGTATTCATATTTCCCCTTTGATACTTGCCGGACAATGGCCGCGTGTCGCCCGATGGAAAGATAGTATTCTTTTCCAATCTCTGTTTGCTTCATCATATCCAAGCCGGACGCATTGAATTGGCGAACGCCGCCAACCTTTGTGACAATATCCGCGATGTTGCTTGTTCTTGAAAAGTATTCAAGCGAATCACCACCGCGAAAGTCAAGAACATCAAGTTTTCCGCGATTGGCCGCAAACGCGAACGCCAATGACGAACAAGAACCCTTTGTCAAGTCGCCGCCGCCAAGACGGGAAATGATTTCATCGGTCGTTTGTTCCTTTGCCAAGTCCTTGACTTCAAGATAATCGACATTCTTCTTTTTCAACTCTGTCACAACCGGGGACAATGCGCCGTTCTGCTTTGTATCGAAAGCATCCTTGACCGCCTTACATTCCTTGACAATCTCGTTGGTGATACGCAATGAATTTCGTATTTCCGTGCGTTGCTCGTTCACCAATGCTTGCAACTTCGTGACATCGACATCCTTTCCATATTGTGCGATTGTGTTCTTTGCCATTGTGATTGCGTCCGCATAGTCTGACTTTGCCAAGGCAATCTTTTCGCGTATCTTCACGACATCCATTGAACCGCCCTTGATGGAATTTAGGAAAGACACATAATTCGGGTATTTTTCCCCGGCTTGGTCACGCAATTCTTGGTGAATGTAGTCTTGTTGCGATTTAAGACTTCCAATCCATCCGACCGCTTCTTGAACAACCTTGTCGAACTCTGCAACACCAAGTTCCGCTTGCTTCTTGGCGGCGGCAATCTTGGCCATCAATACGGCTTCAATGCGCTTGCGTTCTGCAATGATTTCGTTCTTGCGCCAATATTCGTTGAAGTCATCGGCGTGTTTGTACATGTTTTCCCAAGACGAATAATCAACGCCGTACATATTGCAAGCCCTTTCAAGTTCATAGAAGTCCATTTCATCCGAAATGAAGTTGTACCATTCCGTTTGCTGCTTGTCTGAAAGTGTTTCAAATGGCTTGTGATACTCGATTTTCCCGGATTCGTCAACGGTCGGCATCTTGATTTTCAAACCATCTTTCAAATTGCCGTTCTTGAAGTTGTCCCGGATGAAATAAGGCGTTGAACCCCAATTTTCTTGTGCGTCAACATGGTCGGCGACCCAATCCTTGAATCCTTGTGGAACGTCTGTCACCTCGTTCTTGGCTGCTTGCTTCTGATATTCCTTGCCGTGCAAGGCTGTTTTCAAGTCTGCAAGTTCGTTTTGGTCGAATGTTTCATCATCCATCAATATAGGAACACAAACACACATACATTGCGGATGCCACCCGGTGAACTTGAATGTCTTTGGGTAACGTCCGACAAGGCGTTCACACAAGTCACACTTGCATTTCGGTTCGTGATTGGAACGGCGGACTTCAAAACCAACAACGAAATCAAGCGTTTGCCATCGTTGCCAATCGCTTTCACGGTATGCCATATTGATTTCGGTTCTTGTCAGACGTTGCGCGTTCTTCACGCTTGAACGATAGACACCTTGTCCCGGATGGAAAGCCCTTGCAGCCTTGGAAAGTTGCAGATTGCCGCGTTTATCCCGGACACGCCGGAAAAGGCGGTTCGGTTCTTTCAAGTTCTGCTTGACATCCCTTGCCAATTGTTGTGCGCTTCGACCCTCTCCAAGTCCAACGTCAAGGGCGGTTTCCAATTGCGTTTTGTATTGGCCAACCGTCCGCCATACACGTTGCGACAAGTCCATCCCGTCAACCTTGCGGCCTTGGAATGTGGAAAGGGCATCAAGGTTTCGGTCTTGCATCTTGCGCAATTGGGATTTCGGCAACTTCGATGTGTCAAAGATAGACTTGATGAAGCCGTCATTCTTCTTGCAAGCAAACAACCATTGGTTGCGTGACCCTTGTTCAATGACCGCTTGAACCTTGGCCGCAAGTTGGTTGCCGACCTTTTGAACAAGGCCGTTCAATGCCGGATAATCTGCGAATGAGAAAGGAACGTCCGGGTTGTACGTCCCTTTTGCCGCCGCATTTGTGATTTCAACCGTTGCCCGGCTGAATAATTCATCAACTAAACGGGCATATTGTTCGGTTGTCTGATAATGCGCCGTGTCGAATCCCTCAATGGAAAACCTTGTTGCCTTGTATCTCTTTGCCATATTCAACGACTTTCAAAATAGTTACATTCATTTCGGCTTGCCGCCGCCAATTCGCCGGGGCTTACCTTTGAAACGATGTCACAATAGTATTGGCCGCAAGCCAATTTCCAATGCTTGCACATCCTGCATTTGTTCTTTGGTGTTGTCATCGTTCTTTTCGCTTTATTGGTTCAAAAAATCTGCATCGGTGTGTCGGTTCTGTACTTGGTGAAGTCCATTTTGCGAGACATTCCCAATACAAACCGCCATATTCACGGAAATTCGCGCACTTCATGCAATAAATCCGGGGCATCATCTTCTTTCTTCAACTCAAAATGTTCACATGTGTCATGCCGCAAGAACCGCGCCCATCTGTGGAACGGACACCAACACATGAAAAATTCGCCGTTGACATCTTTTTCGATTCGGTTGCCGGAATGAATGCAATCTTTGCACAAACCCGTTTCTTTTGCCCGTGACGGCGTTTTCGTTTGCTTGGTAGATACTTTCCTTGTAGCCATCATTCAAATTGCTTAACGGTCACGAAATCGCCCTTTTTGATGCGTTCGTATGTGTCCGGCTTCACATGACATGGTGTAACACCCAAGGAATCGGCGACAAACACAACCCATCGTTCGTGTACGGGCTTCCATGCCGCCGGGTGTGAAGCGTTGTTTTCCCGGATGATGTCTTGTTCCGTGACATGACGTTTGCCAACGACATAGCCGGAAACGGGATGTTGCCTACATGATGCAAGCAACAATCCCATTGTTATGATTGCAAGAACCTTTTTCATTCCTCGTCACCCTTTCCGCCTTTTCCGGGCTGTTTCTGCTTGTTGGCCGGGTTGTTCGGGTCATCATCATCGTCATCATCAATGATTGGTTCGCCGATGGTGAATGAATTTTCCCGGTCTGATTGCTCTTTCAACTTCTGCATGGTCATTTCCGGGTTTTTGCTGATTCCAACCGATGCAACCGATTCTTCTTGCGAAATAACGGGCTTGTTGCCGTTGGCCGTCATCCAATAGTTCAATTCGTCAATCTCGCTTGTCAGCATGTAAGGCGTGATTTCGGGTTCGATGTCAAGTTCATCGGCATCGTTCTTGACCTTGCCGTTCATGTAGCCAATCCAAGCCTTGACAACATTCACGCGGCGTTGTAGGTATTCATCGAAGATTTCCCGCTTATCCTGCACTTTCAAATGGGCATCCATGAAAAGCAACTTCAAGGCAAGGCCGGAAATCGCGCCAAGACCCTTGACCGCATCGAACGAAATGTCCGGGGTCTGTGTGATGGTGTATATCATCTTCAAAAGGGTCTCGATTTCCAACTTCACGGATTCCGGGGCTTGCTGCCAAGAAACATATTGCATCGTTGCGCCCTCTTCGCCCTCGATGACCGCGCCGGATTCACCTTTCTTCGCCCATCCCTTGATGTCGCCCGTTGTGAATATCTTTGGCGATGCGTGATAATCGTTGGTGTCTGCAAAGTTGGAAAGCAACTTTTCAAGGCGGTCAACCAACTTGTCAATATCTTCGCACTCATAATGGTCTTGATGACCAAAGATGACGGGAATCTTGCCGATTTCAATCTTCTTTGGAAATCCCTCAACGACTTCATACCCGTTCTTGCCGTTCAACCAAAGCCAATGTTCTTCGTCCGTCCATGTCTCAAAGTAGTCATAACGGTTCTTTTCGCCGTCAACATGGGCAAATGCGCGTGAAAATGCCACCATGTCGCCGGATTCGTCAAAGTATGGATAAAGAACATCGCCGTTCTTGGGTGAAAAGATAACGCAACGCAACTTGAAAGGCGTTTCAAAGCCATATTTCTTGTGTTTCGCTTTCTGTTCCGATGGAAACCAATATTCGGCGGCATCCTTGTAACTGAAAATGGAACGGGCAATCTTGCGGTTCAACGAATTGCACTTCACATCCGACATGATGCGGTTGAACGCTTTCAAGACAAGTTCTTGACCCTCGTTTTCCGGGGCTGCATTGTAGGATGGGGGATTGCCGAAACAGAACGACACGGCGCGATTGACGATTAGTTTCTGAATGGCAACGGCAACACGGGCAACTTTTTCGGTTCTGTAATTGCCTTTGTTCTCTGATTCTCCATCGGTCACGTCAATCACATTGCGGGCGGATTCCGCATTTGACATGTCATCGCCCGCGTCAATCTTGACTTTCTTGTCCGGGCGCAAGATTGGGTCGTTGATGTCGTGTTCCTTGGGATTCAACGATTTGTTTGCCGATTCAACGTCCGGCAAATCAAGATAACGGTGTGACTTCAATTTCTGAATGTAGTCACTTGCGGTTGCGGCGGATTCGCCGTTCGCGGTCTGTGGGAAAAGTTCTTGAATCTTCATTTGTTCTTGAATTTATTTGTTTGATGTATGATTATCGCCCGAAAAGCCCGGCAACGTCTGTGTTCCCGTTCTTCTTGCGTTTCTCGACCGTACCCGTCAAGGCATCCGGGGCATCGTCATGTTCGTTGTTGCCAACTTTCATGTAACCCGTGATGGCTTGATAAAATTCCGGGAATAGGATGTTCCAACCTTGCGGCATGAAACAGATATTTTGCACATCCGCCGAATTTTGGAAAATGCGTTGTTGCTTGTTGTCCTTTTGATGGAATGCCGTGAACTTTGTCTTGTTGTTGCCAAGGATGCGGCATTCTTTTTCGACTGCGTTCTTGAATAGGCGACCGCCGTTGTTCGCTTCGATGACACATTGCGAAACCCGGTGTTTAGTCAGCATCTTTGCAAGGTATGGTTGCGTGAACTCAACGGGCTTTTGCGTGTAAAGCACATCAACAATGAAGTTTCCAATTTCCGTTTCATCATAGATGATGGCGCAAAGGTAGTCCGAACCCGTGTCCGCAACATCGACATAACACTTGCGAACGCACTTTTGCGTTGCCGGGCGGATGGCATATTCTGAAAAGCCCATTTCGTACATAAGTCCCTGCAATGGTTTCGGGTTCTGCATGTACTGCGTATCAAAGACGAACGGGTTCTTCTTGCGCAAGTCAATCAATTCTTCTAAGGTGTGCTTGAAAGGCCAAAGGGCGTGTTGTTCCCCGGCTTCGTCTTTCTCGATGCAAGGCAACGAAAGAACCGTCCATTCGCCGGGTTCTTTGGTCATCAAGAATCCGCAAAGGTCTTGTTCGTGCAAACGCTGCATGATGATGACAATCGGCGTGTTTCGGCTGTTTACACGGTTGCGGATGGTCGATTCAAACTTGTTGTTCACCTTGTTACGCACAAGGGCGGACAAGGCATCATCCGGCTTGATTGGGTCATCAATGATGATTGCACCGCCGAATGACGTGCAATCTATTTCCGGCAAAAATTCGTCAAGGGCTTCGCCAAGTTCTTTGTCGGATTCGGCATCTTTGACTTCATCAACAAGACCCGCGCCGAATCCCGTTACTTGTCCGGCGGATGATACGGCATACAACCCGCCGCCCTGCTTGGTGAACCATTTCTTCGTGTTCGGTGAAGTCGGCTTTGCGTCAAACAGACGTTGAAATTCCGGGTCGCGCATGATTTCTTGAACACCACGCGAATTGTCACGGGCAAGGTCATCGGAATATGAAAGGTGAATGAACTTGGCCTTTGGGTTCATGGCAAGTCCATTCGCAATGAAGTTCTTGACGGCTTGTTCTGTCTTTCCGTAACGGGGTGCAATGTTGATGATAAGTTTCTTTGTTTTCCCGGCCAAGACATCGTTCAATGCGTCCGCAATCATCCGATGGTGCTTGCCGACAACGAACTTTCTGTGAAACCGGGATTTGAAGAAATACCGGGTGAAGTTCAATGTGTCTGACAAACACCACGTCTTTAATAGGTCGATGTCTCGGACTTGGTTATTCATTTAGACTTCATCTTCAAGTTGTTTCATAAACTCCTTTGCTTCTTTCTTGGTCAAGACGCGGGCGGGCTTCACAAGCGGTTCGCCGTTTGCACCCGTCAATTCCGCATTTTGGCGGTTCTTCCAATGGTCGGGGTCGCCGTTGGTCAACACAAAGATGATTGCGCCCGTGTCCGGGGCAACATGCTTGGTTGTCGTGACTTGTTCCTTGATTTTCGGAATCGGTGTCTTGCCGTCTGCTTCCATCTTGCCGGATGGAATGGTCGTGACCTTGGTTTCCTTGGCATCATAACCCTTGATTTTCTTCAACAAGGATTTCTTGGCTTCCAAGA